CGCCCTTCTGCTTCTTTGGATAAACTTAGGAAGGCCACTATCAATTGGATAATGCAACCACTAGGTATAAATACTGCCGATAAATATTTGGACAAAAATTTTTGGTTGGATTCCTCGGATCGGTTAATGTATGAGGGCATAGCTCCACAACTTTCTGATACCAAGGCAGCAAGAATGCCAGCGTTCTTTGAGCACAGTAATACAAACTTACCACAATATGCCTAAGAAGAAAGATACTTTACCTCCAAGTGTGTTGAAAGATATGCAGATTGGAGGTAAAACCCAATCCCCTTTAGGTAATCTAGGACTGCTTGCAGCAACTGCAGGCGCAGTTAAAGCAGCACCAGCAGCATTATTAGCTGGTAAAAACCTATTAAAAAATGAAGTAGCTAAGATGACTATTAGTGATGCTGCATTTAAGAAGGGGTTATTACCTAAACTTACTAAAAAAGGTATAGAAAATTGGCAACACCTAAGACCTTGGAACGCTTTCTTACCTAGAACATCTCTAACTCCTGGTGGAACTCTTCAAACACTACCAACACCAGCAGCAGGTGCAGCGGTTCCGTTACTAAGTTTATTAATAGATAAATTAAATAAAAAGAAATGAAATTCGAACCCTTACTAGGGCCGACTCCAGACTCACTATTAGTGGAACTGGAAGAAAAATTCCCACCAGTTAATCCACATCCTAAAGAGGAGTTAGCATCAATTATGTTTAAAGCAGGACAACGATCCGTCGTAGAATGGTATCGTAATAGAATAGAGGAGAAAAACTAATGGCTACAGATTGGTCAGGTTGGCAGCCTGATTATACAGGTTTCAGAAGAGGTACAAAAAACTATCACGGACCTACAGCATGGGATACAGCTTGGTCACAAGGTGGTGACGCTTATAGAGATTGGTTAAAGAAAGGACAAGCTGACTCTAGAACAGCTTGGGATTTTTATGGTGAGACTGGTCCTGGAAGAAGACCAGGTTCTGATCCAAACTATAGCTATGCTAATAGGAATTGGTATGATGCACAACTGTCTTCAATGAAAACCTATGAGCAAGATCAACAGATTAAACAGCTGCAAGAACAACTTGCTGCCTTTCAACAACAAGCTACACCAGCTACACCAGCTGCTCCTGCAGCACCAGCCGCAACATCTAGTGGCCTTGCCCCACAACAACTTGAAGGGTATCCTAATACAGCACCTCCAGCTGATCCATATGCCGGTATAGGTTCTGGTAATATTGCAGACTATCAAAACCTATGGCGTGATGAAAGTAACCCATATAATAGACAGGTATATCAATCTAAAACATTTGATCCAACAGGATTAAGTGCTGGACAATTAGGTAGTGATAAATGGGATGACTTCGATTATACTCATGATTGGGTTTATAATCCTAACCCTAATACAGGTGCAGGTCCACAACATCCAGATGGATGGGGAGAGCAATGGGATTGGACTGATAAGTATTGGCGAGGACATGATAGACCTGAGCAACCATATAGTTCACATGATTTAGCTGGTGTAGGTTGGATGCCTACAAACCAAGAAATTAATCGACAACAGTATCACTTAGGTGATTACTCAAGTGATAATCCTTGGAAAACTAAATGGGTAGGATCACCATTCAGATGGGATGCTGATAGATACGGTAGAGATTGGGAAACTAATCAACCTCAGACATTCGGATGGGAACCAGGAGTACATATGACTACTGGTCAAGTACGTAAATATGATCCATTTTATAAACCTGTAAATGAGTATGGTGAGGAACAATCACCTTCAACTAAACACTTTGCATCTGAGATATTAAATTACGATAATTACACTAATGATCCTCACTACTCTAAAGCATTAGAACCTTTAGGTATAGATAGGTATTCTAAGCTTCAAGATATACTTGATGCAGACGCATACTTTAGAGGTCAATCTGCTATATCAGGACAAGCTAAGGCAGATAGAGATCAAAGAGCTAAAATTGCAGAACAGTTAGAATGGCAAGCAGCTAATACACCACAATATTTAGATGGTAGTACACCAACTACAACTACACCAACTGCAACTACACCAGCTACTCCTACAGCACCTACGACACCTACACCTAGTCAGACAGCAACACAAAATGCGATGACTTTAGACTCGTTAAGGGATTATCTAACTAACTGGCAGAATAACTTTATGGCTAGCCTAGATAGAAGAGATAGGCAAAGATGGGGAGTACGTAGTGAGAGAGAATTAGATCATACTCAAATGAGATTTAGAGATAGAATATCTGATCTACAAGGAGGATATGGTTTAAATCAACAACTAGGTGGCGTAGGAGATTATAATCAGCGTTGGAGAAGACGTCAAGATAGCGATATTAGAGATAGACGTCGTGGTAGAACAGCATCTTATTGGAATGCACCACGAGAACAATCTAGTGGAAGATATTACGACGGTCCTTATGGATCATTCAATAGATCAGGAAGAAGATTAAGTGGTAATACATTGATTAACAACTCATTAAACGTATAATAATGAAAGCAAAAGAACGTTACGATTATTTATCTAGTGATCGTTCACAATTTCTAACCGAAGCAGAAGACGCATCGAAACTCACCTTACCATATCTTATCAGTGGTCACGAAGAGAACACTAAAGGTATGAAACAACTAAAGACCCCCTGGCAGTCAGTCGGAGCTAAAGGAGTTGTAGCGTTAGCATCAAAGCTATCTCTATCACTCGTACCTCCACAGACAAGTTTCTTTAAACTACAGCTAGATGAGTCACAACTAGGAGAAGAGTTTCCTCCAGAAGTTAAATCAGAATTAGACTTATCCTTTGCAAAGATTGAACGGACTATCTTAGATGCTATTGCAGCATCTGATGACCGTGTTATCATACACCAGGCACTCCAACATTTGGTAGTATCTGGTAATGCTTTAATCTTTATGGCTAAGACTGGTCTGAAATTATTTCCTCTTAATCGCTACGTTATAGAAAGAGATGGAAACGGCCAAGTGATTGAAATAGTCACCAAAGAACGTATCAACAAAAAATTAATTGAACAATATCTACCCAAAGATTTTAACTATGAGAGTGTTGTAGATGATGAACCACATTCTAAAGACGAGTGTGATGTTTATACTCATGTCACACGTGACAACAACAGATTCTTATGGCATCAAGAAGTATATGGTTTTACTTTAGATAAGTCTATAAGTAAAGCACCAACAGAAACATCACCATGGTTGCCACTACGTTTTAATACAGTAGATGGTGAAGCTTACGGAAGAGGCAGAGTAGGGCAATTTATAGGAGATTTAAAGTCTCTTGAAGCACTCTCTCAGGCACTCGTAGAAGGCTCTGCAGCAGCTTCTAAGGTGGTTTTTGTAGTATCCCCCTCAAGCACTACTAAACCCCAGACGCTGGCGACTGCAGGTAACGGAGCGATCGTTCAAGGACGACCAGATGACATCGGTGTAGTACAAGTTGGTAAAACTGCTGATTTCCGTACAGCTTACGAGCTGATGGGTCAGTTAGAGCGTAGATTAAATGAAGCTTTCTTGATACTTTCAGTAAGACAGTCGGAACGTACTACTGCTGAAGAAGTTAGAATGACACAGATGGAATTAGAACAACAACTAGGTGGTTTATTTGGACTCCTAACAGTTGAATTCCTAGTGCCATATCTAAATAGAAAGTTAAGCGTATTCCAGAAAACTGGTGAAATACCTAAGATACCTAAAGGTATGGTGAAACCTATCATCGTAGCTGGTATTAATTCACTAGGTCGAGGACAAGATGTAGCAGCTTTAGGTCAATTCTTACAGACTATTGCACAGACAATGGGACCAGAAGCTATTCAACAATATATTAATCCTGACGAAGTTATCAAACGTCTAGCAGCTGCTCAAGGTATAGACGTATTGAATCTTGTGAAGAGTATGCAAGAACTACAACAACAAGAACAAGCAGCACAACAGCAAGCAGCTGAGATGGAAGCTATTAAACAAGCTCCTAATATGATGAAAGCACCTATGCTTGATCCATCTAAAAACCCACAACTAGCTCCTCCACCAGAGGAAGGGGCAGGACCACCACTACCACCTGAAGGATAATGGCAGACACATTAACATTTGAAAATACACAAGAAGTTACTTCAGTAGAGAACCTATCTGAAGAAGAGCAAGATTCTCTAAGAGTCGGTGAAGCTCTACAAGAACAGCAGAATGAATTACTAGCTGGTAAATATAAAGATGCTCAGGAATTAGAAAAGGCATATGTAGAACTTGAAAAGAAATTAGGTTCTCCTAAAGAAGAAGCTGCTAAGGCTGAGTCAGAACCTGAAGCTAAACAAGAAGAAGATAAACCAGCTCAAACTAATATTCTAGATACTCTCTGGCAAGAAGCTACTACAGGTGATAAGTATTCTGATGAAACATTAAATACTTTAAAGGATATGAGTCCTGGTGACTTAGCTTCTATGCATTTAGATTATCGTAAACAAGTTGAAACTGCTGGACCTCAGAACCGTACTCTTACTCAACAAGATGTAGCAGAGTTAAAAGGTGTTGCTGGTGGGGAACAAGAGTATGATAGTATGCTTAAATGGGCTCAATCTAATCTTAATGAACAAGAGATAAAGATGTTCGATACTGTTATGGAACGTGGCGATCCACTAGCTGCGTTCTTTGCAGTACGTTCTTTAGCATATAGATATCAAGATGTACAAGGAGTAGATGGAGATACAATTACAGGTAAACCACCTAAGTCAAGTGGAGATACATTCCGTAGTCAACAAGAACTTGTTAAAGCTATGGCTGATTCACGCTATGACGATGATCCAGCATATCGACAAGACGTGATGGATAAACTAGCACGTTCTAATGTCTCATTTTAATTATGGTAAGAAAATACGATGAAAAATTAAATACTTTAGCAATAGAAAATGCTAAACTTAAACAACTAATTGCAGGAGATACGAGAGAGCCAAGTCCTAGATCTACTAGACAATTCGAAGTACCAAAGTATGGTGTTGGTGGATATTTGGATCAACCATTTGATGACTTCGGTGATTACCGTGGTCCCGCTATAAGGAACCCTAACCCAGGTCAACTGTTTCCTTGGGCTAATCAAATGATGATTAATAATAAACCGATAGCTCACAGAAGTCATAAGCCTAATACTCGTGACTATCATAATCCAGCACAACATAATGCACCTGTAGATCCAGGTGGTAATCCAATA